GACGTCGTTGGAGTAGACGTCAAGGCCGCGGGGGTAGACCGGCAGGCCTTCCCACTCCATCGTGGAGCCCTCAAGCCCGTAGTTTGAGGCGATGGCTACTTCGTGGCTGGCGGCTTTGATTCGCCGGGTGGCTTGCTGGGTTTGCTCGCCGTAGCCGGTGGCCGTCCAGGGCGCGTTGCTCGCCCAGAGGATTCTTCGTGCAGCAGTCCCAGCCGGAGCAGTTGCTCCCTCTCGGGCGGCGGCACGTCTAGCGGGATTCCCAGAACGTGAATTGTGGCGAGAGTTTGAGGCTTTCGTGGCATGGGCCACCGTTTCTCCTAGGTGTGCGCAGGGGGTGTGGATGGCCCCGCCCCCCTGCGCAAAGGCGGGGCCATCCACGTCTAGGTGCCTAGTGACTAGGCGGTGCCGCCGGTAAACCGCTTGACGTGCGACGTCTGAGGCAGGTTGCCGTCGACGCGGATCTGGAAGCGGAGCGTGACCTGGCCGGTGTTGAAGGCAAAGTCATCCGAGCGGGCCACGTCGATGCCGCCCACGGTGCGGACGTAGTACGACGGGAAGTGACCGGCGATAACGGAGCGGGCGCCAGAGGCGACCGAGGCCATCGCTGGGTTCTCAATGATCGGGTACCCGAGGACGGTGTCATTTGCCGACGCGACCAGGCTCGGCGCGAAGACGTAGTCACCCGACGTCGTCTTCAGCTTGCGCATCGCGCCGATGCTGGAGCCGTTTGCCATGACCCCGAAGCCGGGCAGGCGGCGAGCCGCACCATCCAGCGAGTAAACGAGGTCGATGAGGTTGTCGGCCGTGAAGCCGCCCGTGCCCATCGTCGACGTAGCGGTGCCACCGGTCACGCCAGCCGCAGCAGCGACGGCGATACCGTTCGGCTCAACCGTGCCAGTGCCCAGCGTGAGCTTGTCGTTGACCGCGTAGCCAATGGCGTTGCCGGCCTGCTGGCCGAGGAAGCCAATGACGTCAATGTTGCTGTCGGCCAGGAACTCCTGCGAGACCTGCACGATGAAGGCGTACTTGTAGGCCTTGAGCGTGGTCTTGCCGAAGGTCGGGTCCGACTCGTCGATCGTGGCGGCCTCAGCCTCGAAGCCGGCCGTTGACCAGGACGCGAGCGACGGAAGAACAAGGTCCTCGCCGGAGCCCGTGTTGAGGACGGTGACGACGGTCGGGTCGAGCATCGGGCCGACGAGGCGGGCCTGGTCGATGACGACGTCGGAGAACGACGTGGGCACGGGGGCGTTGCTGCTGGTCTTGGCGATGTCGCGCTTCTCGAACTGGAACGAGTGCGCGCGGCGCTCGCCAGCGAGCAGCTGACGAAGGATGTCGGCGTCGGACTCGGCCGCAGCGGTGCGGGCCTCAACCGGGCGAGCGACATCTGCGACGCCACGCATGGCCTCAGCGATCTCAGCCTCACGCTTCTCAGCGGTGATGAGCGTGTCGATCATGGTGCGCTTCTCGTCAAGCTCCGCGAACGTGCGGTCGACGAACTCGCGCTCCTCGGTGGACAGGTCGCGGCTCTCAGCGGCGGCCTCGTCCATCTTTGCCTTTGCTGCGTGGTACGCCGACTGGCGATCCTCCACGAGCTTCTTCAGGTACTCGGACAACTTAGTTCACCCCTTTCTGGGGTCTCGGTTTGTTGGATTGCGCAGGTGTTTCTTGCGAATCCCGCCGAGGCTCCTCAGAGCGGGTAAACCCGACCGCGGCTCGCGCGGCCAGGAAGTCTCAGGCCTTGAAGGCCAGGTCGAGCTTGGTCTTGAGCAGGTTGATTTGGCTGGCGTCGTGCGCCACCGGCTCAACCACAGGCTCGGGCTGCGGCTCCGGCGACAATTTCGCCACCACCGCAGACAACAGGCCAGCCTGGTCAAGGGTCAAGGTCGCCCCGCGCTCAAGCGCCTCAAGCGCGCCATTGAGTGCGTCGGCGTCCTCGCCCGTGGCCTCGGCAAGCATGTCCATGCTGCGCACAGCCGCGGACGTCGCCTGATAAGCGGGGAACGTCACGATGCTGGTCTCGTGCAGCCGAACCTGCTGAAGGGTCCGCTGACTGCCGTCTTCGCTCCAGGTGTCTCCACCGCGAGGAACGGAGAAGCCGAAGCTCATGGAGTCGATCACGCGAGGGGCGCCACCTGCGCCGAGCAGCACGGCCAAGTCACGGCCGTCAGTCGTGTCCGGCAGCGTCGCCTTCACGAGCAGGCCGCGGCCGTCCTCCTCAACCGTCATGGTCTTTGAGCGAGTTGACGCCAGGGGGCGGGCCGGGTCGTGATTGACCAGCAGGAAGACATTATTGCGGGACTTCAGCGACCTTGAGAAAGCGCCGGGGGCGATGGTCTCAGTGAAGTGGCCCAGTGGCTCGCTGGCGGAATTGAACACCGCCGCGTATCCCTCAAAGCTCATACCTTCGGGGGCTTCGCGGACCTCAAGATCATCGACCGTGAAAGTGCGGGTTTCCATCTTGCTCATGGGCCCTCCTAGACCTGGGCGTTCTCGGCCGGCTGCAACTGGTTAGACGCCAGGCCCGTGTGCGGCATCGCTGGCAGCCCGAGCGCCGACAGCACCGCTGCGGGCTCGTAGCCAGACTGGACAAGTTTCGCGGCCATCTCGACGCGCTCGCGCTCCTCAACAATCCCCGCAGAAGCGACAGCGATATTGGCAAGCGGGACCCGCGGGTTCTCTCCGCCGTCAACCGGGCGAAGATCCATCAAGCCGCGGGCCTCGTTGACGCTCATGTACCCGGCCTGCAACGCCGTAGAGAACACGGAAGCCTGCGTAGCCGAGTCACCGCGAAGGAGCCCATCCATGTTGACGCGCAGGAAGACGTCGCCGGGCAGGAGGCGGTTGTGGGCCTCCTCAATGGCGGCAATAAGCGGAGTCAGGGAGTAGCGGGTGAACTGGATGGCGTTGTGCTCCACCGAGGCGTAGGACATGGCGCCTGGAGTGTTGAGCCCGATCATGGACGGCGGCACCCGGAACACGCGCGCCACTTCCTCGACCGCGAACTGGCGGCTCTCAAGCATTTGAGCTTGCTCGCCATCCGAACCCGTCTTCACGAACTTCGCGCCACCCGACAGGACGCCGGGACGGTGCGCCTTCTTCAAGCCCTTGTGCCCAGCCTCGAACGCGTCGACCAGATCCTTGGCCTGCTCCTGCGTCAGGTTGCCAGGGAACTCGATCATTCCCGAGGTGTTGGCACCGTTGGAGAAGTACCGCGAGGCGAACTCATCGAGCGCCTTTGCTAGGCCGAGGGTCTGCTTGAGCTCGTCTACGCGGCTGACACCCTTGAGCGAGCCAGGTCGGCGCATCTCGGGGATGTAGAGCACGTCCTCGCCAGGCAGGACGGCCTGGCCGCCGTCGATGACGAACTCGCGCAGCCGGGTCGCCGGGTTGCGGCGGATGTCCACGCGGGTCGGGTCGAGCGGCTGCAAAGCGACGATGTCGCCGTTGCCGTTGCGGAGAATCTGCACCACCGCGCCATGCGACAGCAGCATGGAGACGACGATCTGCTTGTAATACTCAATGCGGCTGGAGCCGGGGCCCTCGGGCTCGTACACCCAAGCGGGCCGCGGCCGGTAGGGGAGGCGGTTGCCGTCGCGGCGGATGAACGTGTCCACCGGCAGAGTCGAGATCGTGTCGGACAGCAGGCGGACGCAAGCGTAGGCCGCACCAATTTCGAGGGCGTTCTTCTGGTTGACGACCGTGCCGGCCCAGGTGGCGAAGCCCGAGACGTCGATGCCGGAACCCCACACCTGCTGATAGGAGAGGTTCCGCTCCTCCATCGGCTGACCGCCGAACAAGTTCCCGAGCATCAGAGGCCTCTCTCAAGCGCGACACCGAAAGCCAGGCCGCAGACCCCAGCGACAACGAACCCGAGCCAAGGCGCAACCAGCGCGCACCCCACAATGAGGGCAACGCAGCCAGCGATCTGCAAAGCAAGTGCGATGCGCATACGGCTCCTAGACTGAGAAGAATCCGGCAACCGGGGCATCCGGCTCCGCCTCGCGGCGATGGGTAGCCCGGTCAAAAGCGATGATCGCCGCAACTGCGGCGTCAATCTTGCGAGGAGAGCCCCGGTGCTCCTTGACTACCCGCGGCCCTTTTTGGTCGGTCTTGATGACGCAGTTGTCCAGGTGGCGGGCAAGAGCGGGAGCATGATCGTGCGCGACCTGGCCTGATACCACCGCGTCAAAGAACTTGGCCGTCGATGGGACCATGCGAGCTGGGCTCGAGCTTGGGTACTCAGTAATCGGAACCCCGGCCTCGGCCAGCGCCTCCATCGACCGCTGCCAGCGGTACGGGTCACACGCAACCTCAACCACATTGAGCCGGCCGCACGTCTCCAAAATCCGAGCCTCAACGCCGCCAATGTCCACCCGCCAGTCATCACGGTCGGTGGGCTGCTTCTCCCACATATCGACCAGCCAGACGCGCGGGGTCTCCTCGATCGTCACGCCGACAATCGCCGTCGTGTCACCCGAGAACGAACCGTCAAAGCCGAGCACGACCGGGGTGCCGTCATCCACCGGAGCCATCTCCGGCAGCTCGTCCCAGGCGCCGTGCGGCAACCAAGCCTGCTGCGAGGACACGAACACGTTGGTGCGCTTCGTGCGGAACTCCGCCTCCGGGGTCCGCTTTACCGAGGACTCAAAATCCTCAGGGTCTTGGATGTCGCCGTAGCCAGGGTTGGCGATCTGCCAGTTCTTCGGGTCGCGGTGGTCGCAGTCCGGGTCCGCCTGCCACCAAGCACCGAAGAACGACGGGTCCTCGACCTCGCCGGCCGCGACCCGCTGCGCGTACTGGTACAGGCCGTAACACACCGAGTCCTGGCCCGTGGAATCTGTCCGCACCCCAGCAGTCGTAATCGCCAAGGTCAAGGCGTCGTAACGCGCGGCCTGCGCCAGCGTCATCACGTCCCAGAGTTCACGGTTGGGCGCGGCGTGCAGCTCGTCATACACGACCAGAGTCGGCGACAGGCCTTCCTTCGTAAAAGCCTCGGAGGAAAGCACCCGATACACCGAGCCCGTCGCCGGGATCTCAATAGCGTCCCGATACAACTTCGCCTGCTCGGCCAAGTCCGGGGACATCTCCACCATCTGCTTCGCCGCACCAAACACGATGCGCGCCTGGTCCCGGTCAGCCGCGCACGAATAAACCTCGCCGCCGCGCGGACCCATAAACAGTCCGTACAGCGCGATCCCTGAGCCCAGCGCCGACTTGCCGTTCTTGCGAGGCAAGCCAACCAAAGCGACCTTGGCCCGCAGCCGCTTATCCGCTCGACGCGCCCAAAGATGGTCCATCAGCTTGCGCTGCCAAGGACGCAGCAGCAAAGGCTCACCAGCCCGGCCGCCGACCGAGTCCTTCACCTGAGGGCACAACGCCTCAATGAACTCGGTGACCAGCGGCCCGTCGCCGCGCTTGATATCCGCAGCCGGAACAGGAGTCAGGATGGCCGGCGGCCAGCCCTTGATCTTTCGAGGTGCCATGCGCAGGAGGCTCCGTCTACTTGGTGCGCTTCGCCTGCAACTTCTCCAGCGTCGAAGCGGCCTTCACCTCGGCCAACCCGAGGCGGGCCCGAGCGGTCGGGTTGAAACCCAATTGAGTCAGCCAGTCAGCGATCTCACGGTTGAGTTCGCGCAGCTGCTTGCGGGCCTCGGTCGACGACTCCGCCACCGGCAGCAGACGCTCACGCTCCTCGAGCGACTCGCGCAGCATCGCCAGCTGCACCGAGTCAGTGCGGGCAAACCAAGCCGAGCCCGCCTGCATGATGTCGGCAAACAGGTCGGCGGCCTGGCGCTGGAACGGCTCCAAGGACACGGGCTCAACCGCAACCAAGGCGCCACGGTTGTGGCGCGAGGCATCAAACGTGCCCGTGCGCCGATGCTGCTCAACGGGCTTCGGAGGTCGACCGCGGGTAGCCACCGCACAACCTCCAAATCCAAAGCCGAATTTCGCGGCGTTACTTGTATGCA